AGGGGGGAAGAAAGCAGCTCTTAGAAGGTAACTGGGAAATAAGTGAAGGTGCAGCCTTTGCTGAATTTGACCTTGATATTCATGTTATACCACCATTTGAAATACCTGCTTGGTGGGAAAGATTAAAAGGAGTTGACTACGGATATGCTTCTGAAAGTTGTTGCTTATGGGCTGCTATAGACCCAGAAGATAAGACCATCATTATATATAGAGAGTTATACGAAAAAGGTCTAACGGGTGAAGCTCTAGGTAATAGAATAACTGAATTAGAAGAGTCTGAAGTTAAATCTATAACAGGTGTACTTGATACTTCTGCTTGGTCTAAAACAGGATACTCTGGACCAACAATAGGAGAAACTTTAGTTCGACAAGGACATAAACTTAGACGAGCTGATAAAAATAGAGTAGCAGGTAAAATTCAAGTGCATGAATATTTACGACAAAATAGGCAAACAGGAAGGCCTAAATTACAAATCGTAAGTTCGTGTAAGAATTTAATAAAAGAGTTACAAAGTCTGCCCTTGTCAAGTTCTAACTCAGAAGATGTTGATACACATTCGGCTGACCATGCATATGATGCTTTACGTTATATGTTAATGAGTCGACCAAGAATGGACCATCCATATGATAGGATGTTGAGAATAAAAACAGACTTATATGAACCTTCAGATGGGACATTTGGATATTAATGGCAGAAAACGATAATACATTTTTAAATGCAAACAATCTTTACGAAGACGTAGAGGGTGAAGCTGGAAAAAATATAAAGCTTGAAGAAAACCAAAAAAATAATTTAGTTGGTATTATTCAAAGTAGATTTTATACAGCAGAAGATGCTCGAAACTCAGATGAAAAAAGATGGATTAAATCATATGAGAATTATCGTGGATTATATTCTAAAGGTGTTAAATTTAGAGAATCTGAAAAATCCAGAATTTTTGTTAAGATTACTAAAACAAAAGTATTAGCTGCTTTTGGTCAATTAGTAGATGTCATTTTTGGCACAGGTAAGTTTCCAATCGGTATATCAGAAACAAAATTACCTGAAGGTGAAAAAGAAATTGCTCATTTAGATACTGATAATCCGTTACCGGGTTTAGAGTCAGGACCTTTACCAGATAATATAGGTAATCGTTTAGAGGATGACCCGCAAGGTTTAAACATTTACGATGTCGGCTATGAAGGTGATGGTAATGTTTTAAAAGCTGGAGCTACTTTTAGTTCTGGTGAAATGTTTGAAAAAACCTTAGAAAATCAAGCAGAAGATTTAGGTATTTTACAAGATGGACCTAGTGCTGACCCACAAAAATTAGAATTATCACCAGCAAAAAGAGCAGCTAGACGTTTAGAAAAATTAGTACATGACCAAATAGAAGAGTCTAATGGGTCATCAGAAATACGAAATGCTTTATTAGAATCTGCTTTACTTGGAACAGGTATAGTTAAAGGACCATTTAATTTTAATAAAAAATTACATAAATGGGACGAAACTGTTGAGGGTGAAAGAAATTATAATCCATTAGAAGTTAGAGTTCCAAGGATTGAATTTGTTAGTTGTTGGGACTTTTATCCTGACCCAGCAGCAACAAATATAGACAAATGTGAATATGTAATTCATAGACACAAAATGAATCGTAGTCAATTAAGGCAATTAAGAAATATGCCTTACTTTGATGAAGATGCAATACGAGACACAATTAGGTTAGGACCAAATTATACTGAAAAAGATTTTGAGTCCCAACTTAAAGACGATAGTAGACAAGAAGATTACGCACCGAATTTTGAAGTTCTTGAATACTGGGGCATTATGGATGCTGAGTATGCAAGAGATGTAGGAATTGAACTTTCTGATGAAATAGATGATTTAGATGAAGTTCAAATAAATGCATGGATTTGTGGTGATAAATTATTACGAGCAGTAATAAATCCATTTACACCTTATCGAATACCATACAATGCATTTCCATACGAAAGAAACCCATATAATTTCTTTGGTATAGGTGTAGCAGAGAATATGGATGATTCTCAACAGATTATGAATGGCCATGCAAGAATGGCTATTGACAATCTAGCATTAGCAGGGTCATTAGTATTTGATGTAGATGAGTCTGCTCTTGTTGGTGGTCAAAATATGGAAATATATCCCGGCAAGATTTTTAGAAGACAAGCTGGGATGCCGGGACAATCAATTTATGGATTGAAGTTCCCAAACACCGCCCCTGAAAATATGATGATGTTCGATAGATTCAGGCAGTTAGCTGATGAGCAAACGGGGCTTCCCAGCTACTCACATGGACAAACAGGGGTACAAAGTATGACTAGAACAGCATCGGGTATGTCAATGTTGTTAGGGGCTGCTAGTCTAAATATAAAAACAGTTGTTAAAAATCTTGATGATTTTTTACTTAAGCCACTAGGTGAAGCTTATTTTCAATGGAACATGCAGTTCTTTGAAGGGCAACTTGATGTGGTGGGTGATTTAGAAGTAAAAGCAACAGGTACTAATAGCTTGATGCAGAAAGAAGTTAGAAGTCAAAGACTGACAATGTTCTTACAAACTGCACAAAGTCCAACTATTGCACCTTTTGTTAAAGTTTCTAAATTGGTTAGTGAACTTGCTTATAGCTTAGATTTAGACCCAGACGAAATATTAAATGACCCTGAAGAAGCAGCTATAATGGCACAAATAATAGGAATGCAGAATGCTGGACAAAATACAGGCGAGGAAACTCAATCCGTTGGTGAACAGTCCCCAATGGGAGGTGTTCAAGGAATATCTGGAGCTCCGCAAGACCTTGGAGTTACAGGCACTGGTGGTGGCAACATCGGAACAGGAAATGTGCCGGTTGCAGGGGAGGATAGCTTCTCTGGTACAGTTGGCGGAGCTGCCGCAGAAAGTTAAAGAAGCACTAACACGAAATGAGGGGGAAAATTAAATGTTAGATTTATTAGATACAATTTTAAAAATAGTAGGGGTAGTACCTTGGATAGTTTCGATTTGTTCAATGATAGCTGCCTTAACACCAACTCCACACGATGATAATTTAGTCAGCAAAGCTTATCAAGTTATTGATTGGTTTGCACTTAATATAGGAAAAGCCAAGGATAAATAATATGAAACATTCATTATTAGAAGACGATAAAAATAAATTAGTAGGTAATCAAAAAGAAATAGATGCTAATAATGATGGAGAAATTAGTGCTGAAGATTTTGAATTATTAAGAGAACAAAAACAAGAAGGTGGAATGATGGATGAGATGCCTGAAGCCACTAGTGAACAAATGAGTTCTTTAATGGAAAAAGAAGAACAAGAAGATAATGAAATGCAATCTGATGAAGAGATGGAAAATGATTATCTTGATTATATTATAGGACAAGCATTAGATGAAGACGAAGAAGATTTTCTAATGCAACAATTAATGGGTAACGATAGACTTAGCGAAGTATTCGATAAAGTCATAGAAGTTGCCTCAGAATTTTCTGGTTCTGGCCCTGTTGAAGGGCCGGGAACAGGAGTCTCTGATTCGATACCAGCAAGGTTATCGGATGGAGAATTTGTCTTTACTGCAAAAGCAGTTAGTGAAATCGGAGCAGACAATTTAATGTCAGCAATGAAAGAAGCTGAAGCTCGAGCAGACCAAAGACTATCAGCTCAAGAAGGTGGAGCTATAAGGGAGGAAATGCAGCAAGAAGCTGGGTTTGCACAACCTCAAGAGACTACTCAAAATATTAGAGTAACTCGAGAGACAGTTGACAATCAGCAAAGTGCTATGCAAGACCAAGAGGATTTAGTGGGTGAAAATATTCGTTCACAAATGATGCTTGACCCTTATCAGCGACACGTCAGGAGTTAGGAGTAAAGCCACCCTTTTATAGGCACTTTACTTAGATTAACCGAAAGGCGACCTTTACAATACAAGCCCTGCAGTGCACACGCAGCTACCTTGTAAATGAAGCCCTGATTAGGAGGAAAGAATATGACTACAGAAGTCGAAAACAAGGAACAGCCAAATCCTTATAATTTAAAAAAATCTTGGCACAAAAGTAACGATGCACCTTTTAAGTCATCAGAAGAGTTATACTTTGAAGACCCATCTGAAAAGAATAAGTTATTTAAATCAAATGATGTCAACGAAGCAATGGAAGAAGGTAACGTAGAAGTAGAAAATTTGGAAACAAAAAAAGATACTCCTTATAAAAAACCTGATTACAAAAAACGATACGATGATTTAAAAAAACATTATGATTCTAAACTTAATGAGTTTAAGTCTAGAGAACAAGAGTTACTAAAACAGGCTATACCTGAATATGTTGCTCCAAAAACTCCAGAGGAACTTGAAGCATTTAAGAAAAATTATCCTGATGTTTTTGAAGTTGTTGAAACTGTAGCTCACATGCAAAGTGAATCTAAGGCAAAAGTTCTAGAAGAACGTCTTAGCAAACTCCAAGAACGTGAAATACAAATAGCTCAACAACAAGCAGAAGAAAGGTTAATGGAAAGACATCCTGATTTCCAAGATATTAGAAACAGTGATGATTTTCATACATGGGCTAAGTCACAACCAAAGTCTATTCAGACATGGATATATGATAATGCTGATGATGCAGACCTTGCAAGTAGAGCAATAGATTTATTTAAAAAAGATATGGGTATGGATGTTGCCCCGGCTAAAAAGTCATCTTCTAAAAAGACCACATCGGCTGCTGATATGGTTTCTACCAAAACAACTGCGGTAGAACCAGCACAGGAAAAGGTTTGGTCTGAACAGGAGATTGCTGCAATGAGTATGGCAGAATTTGATAAATACGAAGAAGAAATCAGTGAAGCTATGCAACAAGGCAGAATCGTAAGATAAACTATATTTAACTTAAAGGAGAATAATAATGGCTCAATTTTTTGAACCAAGTCCCGATACTAATGCTAACTTTGGGAACTCCGTAAGTGGACAAACAAATAGTTTCTTCCTTCCTAAGATTTATTCTAAAAAGGTTTTAAACTTCTTTAGAAAAGCATCTGTGGTTGAAGCTATTACTAACACCGACTATGCTGGTGAAATTTCCGCTTTTGGAGACTCAGTTAGAATTATTAAAGAACCTGTAATCTCTGTTTCTGATTATACAAGAGGCAGTGACCCTACAGCAACAAAATTAACCGACCAAGAAATTTCTTTGGTTGTAGATAGTGCTAAAGCTTTCAAATTCATCGTAGATGATATTGAAGCAAATATGTCACATGTAAACTTCAAAGAAGTTGCTACATCATCTGCTGCATATGCATTGAGAGATTCATATGATGCTGCTGTATTAGCTTCACTATTCTCTGAAGTTTCTAGTTCTAGCCCAGATAATGTTATAGGTGCAGATGCGGCAGCAGCTACACAAACATTGGCTCAACATCAAGGTGGTTCTAATTCTATCGACCTATTAGGTTCTGATGGAACTGGAGCAGACCCATTAGATGTAATGTCATTTATGGCTAAATTACTAGATGAGCAAGACGTACCAGAAGAAGGTAGATGGTTTGTAGCCCCACCTTCATTCTATAATGAACTTGCACAATCTGGTTCAAAACTATTGTCAGTTGATTTTAATGCTGGTCAAGGTTCTATTAGAAACGGATTAGTTTCTAGTGGAAAACTAAGAGGTTTTGATATGTACAAATCTAATAACGTTGCAGCTACATCTACATGTAGTGGTAAAGTATTAGCTGGACATATTTCTGCAGCATGTACTGCTCAAACAATCATCTCAACTGAGGTCCTAAGAGACCCAGATTCATTTGGTGATATTGTTAGAGGGTTGCATGTCTATGGAGCAAAAGTTCTTAGACCTGAAGCATTAGTTTCAGCTTTCTACACAGTTGACTAATATCAACTCGGGGGAGTCTTCGGACTCCTCCTCTTTATGGAGATAATTATGAAACATATGGAAAACGAAAATCAAGGAAATCCAAAACCAGAAGGAAACATAGCTTATTTTAATTCTATACATGAAAAAGAAAAGATATGTAAAGATTCTGTTGGATATAACACAATGCGATTCAATTATGAAGAAGCTAAACCGGAGAAATAAAAATGGCAGGACATTTACCAAATGAAAAGAAAAAAAGAATGGGTATGATGTATGGCGGTGGTCGTAAACAAATGATGGGCGGCGGCATGTATGGTGAAAAAAGAAAAAAAATGATGGAAGGTGGAGTACCACCAGTGTCACAAAATTCTAATTCACAACCTGAATATCCTGAAATCATGCCGAAGGCACAACCTAATTAAGCATGAAAGTAAAAGCACCAAAAGGTTATCATTGGATGAAACAACCTAAAGGTGGTTATAAGTTAATGAAGCACTCTGGTAAATTTGTACCTCATAAGGGTGCTTCACTAACTGCCAACTTTCAAATCCAAAAAATACATAAAAAATAAAATGTTGACAAAAGCACAAACAAGAAAATTAATAGCCGCATTAAAAAAGGCTTCTAAAAGTCATGCTGGTCAAGCTAAGATTTTAGAAAGGTCTTTAAAAAATAATAAAAAAAATAAATAATAACTTCAACTCTGGGGAGAGGAGATGGCAACAACATATTTAGATTTAACAAATCAAGTTTTAAGAGAATTAAATGAACTGACTCTCACATCAGTTAATTTTGCCAATGCACAAGGGTTTCAAAAATTTGTGCAAGAAATGGTTAATAAGGCATTATTTGATATTGCTAATGAAGAGCCACAACTACCTTTTTTCTCAGCAGGTGTTAGTGGTGGTACAGACCCCTTTTATGGCAATACTACTGTAGCAACAGTGGCTGGACAAAGATATTATTTATTAAAATCAGATAGTTCTAGTTTAACGACAGATTTTTCTACAGTAGACTGGGATGATTTTTATTTAACAACAATTAATGTTAGTGGAGAATCTGCTCCTTTTGTTTCTAGAGGTTTACGTTATTTAAGTCATGGGGACTTCAGAAGATATTTTAGAGATAGTGAAAACGAGGC